GTCTCAGTTTCATGTTAATTTTGGGGCTGGTGTCCCTAATGATATACTAGACCCATCTTTTTGATTTTATCAAATGTTCTTTTTGGGAATAATATATCACATAATTGCTTATAATATTCATCAAACGTTTCTATCGTGTATGTCTGTGAATCTGTTACATATTTAGCAATAAGCATCGAAGTGATTAGATCATTATCGTCATCATATAAAGCAGTAAAGAAATTTATTTGTTCACAAATAAAGTTTTGTATATCCAAACGTTTTGATCTCATTTGAAATAATTGCATTGATGGGTCTATTATATCATTAGGGAAAACAGCCTCAAAATTAACATGAAACTGAGACCCAAAATGTCTGATTATTATATCTTCCTGTAAAGGCTCCCAATTTATAAACCGAGTCTTTTTGTATTTTCTTCCTTTTATACCTGTGGGAAGACTGTTGTAGGGATAATCAGTCCCATGGTTGATATTATACGTGTATGTCTCATCGACATCATACATGTATGTCAAAGTTCTGTTATTTATTTCCTTTTCCTTTTTCATAATCTACCCTTCTTTTTCTTATATAAATCCAGCCGAAAGTATTCCGGTGTAACAAACATACACATTTCTTTTTCTCAGTTCATCATCAATATGGTTGGTGATTATATCAGCCAGATACATATACTCATCGACAATTGTTAATGCAATGGGAATATGTATATCTAAACATTTACGAATGTTTGATGTCGAAGAAGTCATGTAAGTTGAGTTCTTATTGTTTTTTAATACGGGGACGATATCCCCGTGTGTATAATTTACTGGAACTTGAAATGTGGTATTTATAAAATTTCTTATAGCATTAGATTCATATTCAGAATGTATTATTAAATTTTTAATGCCGTTTTTGTATGCCATATCAAAAATTCGATATGCATATAACAAATTAGGACGAAAGGCTATTTTTGAATCTAAATAATCGGTCATATTAAATTCAATGCCAAATTCATTAAATAACCATTTATCCAGATTCTCATCAATTCTATTAATGTATTTCAACAGGATGTCTTCAGTTGACATCCTGTTGATTTTTTCATTAACACCTTTGAGCTTAAAATAGCTAGCAATATTGAAGCCTATCATCGAAACGATATCTTCATATTGTACTATTAGTCCTTCCTTCCCGATGAAAGAAAAGTCTATCATCAGATAGGCAGGTCTTCGGCACTTTCCTCACCTGAGAGAACGGCTGAAAACTCTTCAGGATCAAGCTTATTATGGATTGCTTTCTTAAAACAAATACTAATCATATCAACGAGATTATTAAAATTAGCATGTATGTTCTTAGGTCCTACAGTAACTGCATCAAATGTTATTGTTCTGGAACCCGTCTTTTGATTATCAATCGTGAGTTTCACAGATGATCCGGATCCTATAATTGTCATCTTAGATCCTCTTTTTGTATCAAGAGAAATATTAAGTGTTCCCGGATCAATACCTTTGACTCCATCAAGAAATGCTCTAACGATCTCAAGATTCATAAAAATTGAAGGGAGTTCTCCAGACATCTTCTGTTCATATACATTAGCTCCAGTTGAGGGATCTTTACCTACAGCAGCTTTTGTAGAAAGAATTGTATAACATCCACCTTTATCACTGTTCCAGATAGATACATCTACAGTTCCATCAGAACCGTAAACCTTTCCGACACGGAAATTAGTTTTCTTCTTTTCTCCTCCTTGATTATTATTTGCACTAAATTGATTCTGAGCAAATGCCATTTAAAATCATCCTTTCGTTAAATTAATAATATATGGTTATTATTCCATACTAAATTATTCATCATCATCCAAAGAGTCAAAGAAACATTCTCGGATTGATGATATCTCAATATGCATTGAAGGAATATCGTTTCTTGAAACATTAAAAGTTTCAGTTAGAATATTATTAAAATCTTCATCACATTTTTCAAATAAATTCTCTTCAAGAATTTTATCAATAGAATTTTCTATCATCATTCTTATAAAGTCTGACAAAACTGTTGATTGATTTACCAAATCATCATAACTAGTTATATCAGTTTGATCAATTTTCAGTTGTCTTTTGACGTTGTTTATTACTCCAGACACCCAACCTATGACATTTTCAGTAATGAATTTTTTAAGACTGGATTTATTAGGAAAATCATCAGGTAAATCATCACCATACTCGTCTATTATGTCCCATACATCAGATAGTTTCTCAAGTATATCGTTCACATTCACAGACCATTCAAAAGGTTCTATGAAAATTGAATTTTCAGATATTTGAGAAATATCTCCTTGAAAATCATACGAGACACCCGAGTATTGTTCAAGCCATAAATATATCTCATTCCACATAACATATCACCTCCTTTCTGATTTAATTATATACATTCATAAATTATAAATATAACATTCTGCTCGCTATAAATCCTGCACGCGTATCAGCTGTATAGAAATCAAACAGACCTAGAATCTGTTTGAATGGTGCTAACAGTTTATCAATCGCATACTCCTTATCTATTATTGGTTTTATCCATTCAGGGATTTCTTTATAATGTTCTGGCAAACATATTACTGGATCTGTTTTACGATTTTCATTATCTATTAATGATAAACGTAATATTTCATTAACTTGACCAATATGCCTGTTCTCATCCATAAGTTTGAATGATAAAGGAATAACAATAACTCTATCCATAGGAAGTATTTCTTCATCAGGCATTATATTGTTCCATACTATAGAACCTCTCATCTGTGTGGGAAGAACTTTATTAGGATCATATGCGCTAACATCTTTTACTGATAAGACTTTGTAATATGAAGGATCGCTGTCTATCTCTCTCATAAGTTTATCTCTTAAAGAAATATATTCATTATATATTCCTTCAACGTCAACATTTTCTGCAGTAAGAATCTTTTTGTCATATAATTCTAACATTATAGGTTCCAAGAATTCAGCTGAATCTCTTTTCTTAAAAGATAATCCTGTTATTGCAATATCATGAGGATCTCTAGGTTTACCTTCTTGAACCATCAATGAAGACGCATACATCTTCTTTGCAAATAGAGTCATTGCTAAGAATGTAAATTCATTTTTGAACACGAATTTATCTCTATAATATTTATCATTTATATTACAGAAAGTAGCTATATCAGAAACCATCTGAGGGATTATTGTTTCGACAAATAATCTCATTCCCAATGCTGATGCAAAAAGACAGCTATTTTTGAAGTTATTAGTTCTCGCTTGGAACTCATCCAAATATGATGAAAGATGAATCATCAATGAATCAGTATCTGTAACACAAACAATTACTCTTGTCATATTATTAGCACGCATTTCATTATCATTTAATATAAACGGATATACGCAATTATCTTCAACTATCTTATTTATATATGATATATCATCAGCAATTTCTTCAGGTGGATTAACTCCGAATCCTGATTCATGTAAAGACTTTTCAGTTATATTGTCTATATCTACAGGATGGGATTTAAAATAATTCATGACACTTTCTACATGTGATGGAAGATATTTTGTCAAAACAAGTTTAACATTAAAAGCCAACATCAACTTTGTTAAATCTTTTGGATTTAATGAGGATAAATATAATTTTAATGTTTTTATATCATATGAGGTTAGATTATTTGTTTTAGAAACTAATCTACCTAAAACCTCATCAACAGTATAAAAATCATCAATAAATTCCCTATTACCTACCGGAGTGTTTAACACGGTATATATCATATCAAATAATTCATTTATACTATTCATCTTTGCCCATTTGTTATCATTATCGGAGATGAATTCTAAACAGCAAATTAATGATGTTGTCATTGTTTTAGCACTTTGAGTAGTTGCTGGAGGTAAATATGCTGAATAAAATGGAGACATAGTCGTTCCCGATCCACCATAGTCAGCATTCATAATTACTTTGATCGCTAATTGTGCAACATTAAGATTCACATACTCCGAAGATCCTTTTGGAAGTGAATACATTTCATCTTTTTTCTTTTTTCTGTCCTGCTGTAGCTTCTCCAACATTTTAACTTTAGGGGATAAATATTCTTCATGTTGTTTGAAGAATGTTCCATTACCCGTAATTATTGGATTTCTTGTTTTTATCCATTCAAACACATCTACCATAGTAGTTTGAAATCGTTCCCTTGTGACATTGTTATGCATTTCACAAGGAATGTTTCTGAATTTCTGTTCGGTAAGTTGTCCTATTAATTGACGAACTTTATCCGGATTTGCATTTGGATGAGTTTGAGTATATAATTCATATACTCTCTGTTGATACTGTTCTACAACATTCATGTGCATTTCCCTTTCTTTCATGAGGTGATATTATGAATTATGAAGAGCTCACAAATAAGCCTTCAATCAACGGTAATGAATTAGTTCCTGGAATGGAACTATCTGACATCGGAATACTTGAAATGACTCCAGAAATGGTTTCAGAGATATGGTTAGAAGTTTTCGGTGTCATATTATAATTCTTAAAAAGAGGAAGTTATATCCTCATTACATAGAAATTATATACATTTAAAAATGTAAAAATTTATTGAAAAGAGGTTTTATTTTATGTTTAATTTTATCAAAGAAAAGATAAGTGAACTTAATAAGAATGATAGTCCAATTGTTGACGATTCTAAAACTATCATTGAATATGCTCACTTATTTCAGGAACTCGATGATTTGAGTGTATCTGGAACAGACGAAGGAAAGTCAAGACCTGGAGGTATCGAAATCCCTCTCGACGATGATTTAGAACTTGATTCTGTAGAGATGAATCTTTCCGATGGAAGAATTACTGACATTCCTATGGATGCAACTGTTCAGGAATCCAATTATAATGCTATGAAAACATTTGAAGATTTTTATCAAGAATCATTAACTCGAGTATGTAAATTTCCTAGAGAATCATATGAAGATGTTGAAAGACGTAGAATAGATTATGCTTCAAAAGAGTTTAACAAATATAAGAATCATATAATCCAAGAAGGTTTGTTTGGTTTTGATAAAATAAAACTTTCAGACGACAGATTACCTTCTAAGGTAAGTGTAGATTTTGGACCTATGTCACCTAACACACCTAATCAACATTACATTGTAAAAATGTCAGTTTTATATGAAGTTGATAAAAAAGATAGAGTTTTAAAGAAACAACTTGACTCTATAAATATTGCAATGTCTATTGGTATTGGAGAACCATTAGCAAAGGTTCTTGACGAATCTCTTAGGAAAAATCATCCTGAAAATATGAAGGACGTTAAAAGTGTATGGGATGTTGCTACTCCTGTTAAACTCATCATACCTGTTGATCCTATCGATAAATATAGAGTTATGTTTGGATTTGAATGTGAATTCATTGAAGAAATAATTTATTTCAGCTGGTATAGTGATATAAAAAATTCTAAAAATTCAAGACATAAAATGTCTGAATCCGAAAGTATAAAAAACTTAAAGGAGATCTCTGAAAATGAAGTGAAGAAATTCAATGCCAAATCTAAGAAAGAATACATTAAAGAAAGTCAAGAATTGATGAGACCTGATAGATTTAGCAATTTCTTTCAAGAAGCTATTGACTTCGGGGATGTTGGTGATTCTTCTGATCCACCGGAGAATTCAGATAATAGTTCAGAACCTTCAGTATCGTTTGATGATACATCTTCAGAACCTTCTGATACTGCTCCAGTAGAAGATAATAGTAATGGTGAAGATAACACTTCAGCTGTTCCTGTTGATTCTAATAATGTATCAGATCAAATAGCTGAAAAAGTTGCCGAAGATCAACAAAGCGAAGATAGTGTTACTGATATACCTATTGATGATGAATTGGGTGATGACTCAACTAATGAAACCGATATCGATGAAAAGTTAGATGACTTAGATGATTCTGGTAATACTGACATGGATCTCGACGAAGATATGGAAAATATTGACGTTGATAATATGACTATTGAGGATTTATTAGAACAAGGATCTGAAAAACTTAAGGGTATGACTATTCAGCAACTCAAAGAATTTCTTTCTGGAGATCCTTCACAAATACAAGAAGCATTTGTCCTTAGTAAAAAAAATATTAACAAAGAAGTCGATATTCATTTGAGAAAGACTCTTGGAATTCTAAATGATAGCGAAATGAGTTTTGATGAACTTGTAAAAAATTTTAAGAAAGAAGGTTCTAAACTCAATCGAGTTCTCAGTAAAGCATCTAAATCCAAAAAGGTTTACACGGATGATGAGATAAAAGATATTATTAAACTCAATAAATGTTTAATTGATCTTATGAGCATTATTGGTTCTTCACAAGATAAATCATACGCAACTACTGTCAAGAGACTCATTCAAGCATTTACTTCCCAGAGCGTGGTTGTATCAAAGATTATTGAGAGTAAGAGTAAACCAAAATCAGTCTCTGAATCATAATATGATTCAGACATAGATGAAATTATAAAAGAATACAAAATTGATGAAGAAACTGGTGAAATAAAATTAAGTGTTCTTGAAAAGATTTTAAACGATTTTCGTTTGAGTAAGGGACTCATAGGAGCAATATTAGCATCT